GAAAAGGGGAAGAAGACCCAAGGCACTTATGGCCATATATCCGAAAGCACGTCAGGGCAGTTAGACCTCTTTGGTGCTTTTTCGAGAACGTCCAAGGTCACGCCACGATGGGGCTATGGCGAGTCCTGTCCGATTTGGAAGAAGAAGGTTACGAAACGACGTGGGGCATATTCAGCGCGGAAGAAGTCGGCGCTCCTCACCAACGCAAGCGAGTGTTCATCCTTGCGAAACTTCCCGACTCCCGAAGCCCACACGGTGGAGAAGTACAGTTTGCAGAAGGACGGGCAGAAGAAAACGCAAAGGAGCAGGAATCTGACCGCAATGGCGATAAACGGGGAGTTGGGCAATTGGCCAACCCCGCGAGCGGGCAACCCGGGGAGTCGCAAGCCCGGAACGGGGGGCAAGATATTCGCGGAGGAAGCGAAGAAGAATTGGGGGACACCGCGAGGCTCGATGGCAAACAGTCCAACGGAGAAACAGATCAAGTTCGGCGCGCCTGCGAAGAAGATCGAGGATCAAGTGATGTGCGAGGAACAGAGTGGCCCGCCCGCCCCGGAGAAGAGCAATACGAGTGGGAAGAACCACGGGTCACCGAAGCTCAATCCGAATTGGGTGGAAGCATTGATGCTGGGCAGGGGGATGACGGGGTGGACGCAACTGCCAACCGAGTGGATCGACTCCGATTGCTCGGGAACGGAGTAGTGCCGCAAACTGCGGAACTGGCATGGAGAACTTTATGGAAGGAATTGAATGAAAAAAAATAAGAAACAAAAACTTTATTTAATCGGGTATGAAAAGAACCCTCACGGCAAGGAGACTCCGATTTACTCAACGGTTGAGCCTGTAAAGAAGGTCAAGGGTTCGCGCCTGCCCGGAGCGAGAAAGAAAGAAACTGAGCTATGAGCGTGGATAAGGATTGGTGGAAACTCGAACCCAATGATGATGATCAATGCGATGATATGTGGGGAGTGGGAGAGGATGACGAGGAGGAACGAGAAGACGAAGAAGAGAGTGAGGAAGAGTGAACGTATGCTCACTTTGCCCGAAGCTCAGGAAGCGGAGAAGCGCTTTTGGAGCAATACGCAAGTCATCCGGTTCGAGGTTGGGAGCGATGGAGAGAAGCGCCCCGTGCGTTCAAAGGTTCAGCGCGTAGTGCCTAGTGACTTCTTTGACTTTAGAAAGGGGCGCAAGAAGTGAGTGGCGCGGGCAGACAATTGATTCACGAAGTGAAAGTGTTGCTTAGACGTTGGGAATTGGAATCCGATCTTTTGCAGGAGGAGATAATCACGTGCCTCAAGGACGGAGTGAACGAGTATTACCAGGAGGATATCGTGGATTTTGATAGTGATATGGATTTGGGGGAGGACGAATGATGAACGTTTACAAACCGACCAAGAAGATAGGCACTTGGCAACAGATGGTGGTTCGCATGACCAAGGAGCGTGACGAATTGGTTGCGAGGAACAAGAAGCTCGAAGAGGAGAACATGGGACTCAAGCGCAGATGTTGCGACTTATGGAAGGAAGTGACTGAGGAACGGGCGAAGAATGATTCGTGAAATGTCCCAAGGGATGGAATCCGACCTTTTGGCGCAAATACGGGCGAGCGATACCCGAATCCGTTGTCGAATTACCACGGTGCGACTTGAGAAACCTCGGGCCACCATGCTCGAAATTCGACCCCGAGACGTTGGAACGGATACTGAAGGCTGGTCAGTTGGCCCGCAAGAAATCCCGGTCAAAACGCTCGAAGAAGCGATAATCTTGGGAATGGAGATACAGGCGAGGGAATGAACTTTTTTTATATTCAAAGACTACATAAAGCTACGAAATGAAGCACGTATTGTCACTAGGGGCGGGCGTGCAATCAAGCACAATGGCATTGATGGCGGCGCATGGGGAGATTACACCGATGCCTGACTGCGCGATCTTTGCCGATACGCAAGCCGAACCGCAAAGTGTTTATGATTACTTGGATTGGCTAGAGGGGGAATTGCCGTTTCCTGTTTATCGGGTGTCTTATGGTAATCTGACAAAGGATTGCTTAGAACCGAAAAGAAGGCAGAAAGATACGCCTAACGGGAAAAAGGGAAGCACTTACATGAAGGGTATTATACCCAAGTTTGGTATATCACCTGATGGGGAAAAGACCGCTGCCATAGGTAGGGCGTGTACACAGGATTATAAAATAAAACCAATTCATAAAAAAATAAAGGAACTTTATGGAATTAAGCGTGGGGAAAAAGAAGTAAAAGTCACTCAATGGGTTGGCATATCTTACGATGAGATTCAAAGGATGAAAGAACCTAGGGACAAATGGATGGAGAATCGTTGGCCATTGATCGAGCTACAAATGCACAGGCATCATTGCAAGATATGGATGAAAAAAAACGGATACCCCGAACCTCCTCGTTCCGCTTGCGTTTATTGTCCATTCCGTAATGACGCAGAATGGCGCGATCTTAGGGATAATGAACCCAACCATTTTAAAGAGGCAGTTGAGTTTGATAAAAACATAAGAGATCAGCATAAAAAATACGCTGCTGATTCATGCATGGAAGTTTACCTACATAAGTCATGCAAACCATTGGACGAGATTGATTTTGATTCTGACGAGGACAAGGGGCAACTTACTTGGGACTTTCAAGCGGAGTGCGAAGGAATGTGCGGGGTGTAGGGAATGCCCAAGATAACCTATACTGACGAGGTAGACGCGAGGTTTGGCATCCCGTGGACTGATGACCTCAAGTATGACAAGGGCGAGCTTGTATGCGCGTTGAGCGAGGAAGAGATTGATCGCTTGACCATCGAAGACACCGAGCGCGCAGAGACGCTCACACGCTTGCTTATGGATCAACCTACTAGCGAGAAGGAAGATCCCATACAGTGGGGATGGACGCTGCCCGGATGGAGACGGGTGATGGAGAGATTCGACAAGGACAAGATCCACGTGATACTTGGCGGCAACCGGTCATCCAAGACGATGTTCGCATCTCGTATGCTCGTACACTTGGCTCAGGCAATCCCCGAAGCTGAGATACGATCCATGCACGTGACTGAGGAGCGCAGTATTCAAGATGCGCAGAAAACGATTTGGCAAAACTTGCCCATGCGGTACAAGCGTTCCAAGAAGAAGAGCGCGAATCATAGCTTGCAGTACAATCAGAAGAACGGATTCAATTCGGCAAAGGCAATCCTTCCCCCGACAATCGCAGGCGCGGAACGAGGAAGCACGATATATTTTAATAACTACAGGCAGTACATGGCAGACCCGCAAATCTTCGAGGGATGGTCTGCTCATGCAATCCACCTGGACGAGGAAGTGCCTGAGAGCATATTCAATACCTTGCTAGGCAGAACCGCTGACTATCATGGACGATTGATCCTTACCTTTACCACGCTCCAAGGATGGACACCATTGATCAATAGCTTGCTCAAGGGTGCGGAGACGGTAAGGACGAGATATAGCGAACTCTTGCAGAAGGAATTACCCATTGAACAAATCTCCGCGAATTGGCCTGATTGTAGGATACATTACTTTTGGTCAGAGCAAACTCCATTCATTGATTACAAGGAATTGGTACGCACTTATTCCAAGCAACCACAGGAGGTAAAGCTTGCACGCCTGTACGGTATCCCGTCCAAGTCGTTCGAGGGACGTTTTCCCAAATTTCAGCGCGAGACAAACGTTATTCCGCATGAGAGAATTCCATTCATTGCCGATCCATCGATTAACGTGACGAAGTATTTCGTATGCGATCCGGGCGGTAGCAAGCCTTGGGTTGCGATATGGGCGGGTGTGGACTTACAGGGGCGAATCTACGTATATCGCGAGTTCCCTGATCAGAGCATGGGCGGCCCGTGGGCATTACCCCACGTAAACAATGCCGGAAAGAGCGTGGGCAAACCCGGCCCGGGACAGAAGCCCTTGGGATTTGGATACAATCAATACAAGGAACACTTCGAGGATTTGGAAGACGGGGAGGATATATTCGAGAGAATAGTAGATCCGCGCATGGGATCGGCAACGGTGCGTGAGAAGGAGGGCGAATCCAACATCATCACAACGATGAGCAACCTAGGATTCGTATTTCGTCCCGCGCCAGGTGTGGACATAGAAGCGGGAATTGCAAAGATCAATGACGCTTTGAGTTGGGACGATACCGAACCCATGACCGATCAGAACACTCCTCGTTTGTTCGTGAGTGACAGATGCGAGAACTTTATTACCTCGATGATCGAGTATAGCGGGCAATCTCGTCAGGAACATTTTAAGGACTTCGTGGATTGCATTAGATATTTAATGGTCAGCGGAGCGGATCACGTGACCAAGCGCGACCTCATGATTACGGGAGGCGGAGGATATTAAGTTGACCTGTAAGGCTAATTACCTTACAATTTGCTACTCGCTATGTTAAGTGCCGCTGATCCCGAACTTCTATACGTCTCGAAAGAACCTGACATTGCGTATCTGTCGCAGACCTACAAGCAAACGCAATCCGATCTAGGAGAGTGGCTTGACCGCAGGCAACGCGACTATGACGTTCGTAATTGCCAATGGTCAGGCAAGTCTGATGACTTTAAGAAACACTCCTCCTTGTCATCTACTGGCGAAGTATTCCCTTGGAACGGAAGCTCAGACCAAGAGGTAAGGCTTGCGGACGAGTTGATCGGATGTCGGGTAGCGATGGTAATGAACGCAATCAGACGCGCTCACATCGTGGCAACCCCTACGGAATCCAATGACGTAGAACGAGCCTCGGTAGTGAGCAACTTCTTGCGTTGGTTGATCAACTCCAAGATGGACGAATTTTATCCACAGATTGAACTGGGACTCCAAAACCTCTTTGAGAAGGGGATGATGGTTCATTACACGTGGTACGAACAACAAGACCTGAAACAACAACAAACGATCAAGCTTGAGGAGATTGCGCAAGTTTTGCCTGCCATTGCAGAAGTCATACAGGACGGATCAATGGATGATGAACTGAGCGAAACTCTCAAGCAACAATTCGGAGTGAGCAAGTCGAAAGGCCGAGCGATGCTCCGAGAGTTGAGAAAAGACGGTGAGACTACCGTTCCGGTTACGCGAGAAGTCGTGAGCCGCCCCAAGCTACGCTCGCTCGCGCCTGACGAGGATATATTTTGGCCTAACTATACGATTGATCCGCAGGAAGCGCCCTACGTATTCCACGTGGTCAACATGACCCCCGAGCAAATACGTTCCAAGATAAATACGGAAAAGTGGGACAAGGAATTCTGCGAATCGGTAATTGATCTGACCAACAATGCGGAAGCGGATAGCAACCTATATAATATCCGCGAGCAAGATCAGTTCGTGCATACTGACGATCAATACGTAAAGATCGTATATTGTTATCAAAGACTCTTGGACGAGGATAACATTCCGGGTATTTACTGCACGGTATTTCATCCTGACGTTAGCGAGTCTT